AGGTCGGCTCGATGGCGATTATTCGCGGCGTCTTGAGCGTCTTGGGGACGGTGATAACCCTCACGGGCCTCTCCTCCCCGGGTTCGAGGTACTTCGCATCCGCTTCAGAATGCCCTCTCTCAAGGAGATAAGCAGGCTGATGCAGCGTCCCGAGCACAAACTCTCCGAAAGGAAAGTAGTACTCGAGTCGCACGGGCCACTCAGTCTGGCCGTACTTCGTGTTACCACGAAGACGGTCGGCCGTGGCGCCGGGACCGTGTTTGGGAATGATCTCACCAGAATAGACCTGTTGGTCCAACTTGGTGAACATCTCAGCCCAAAGCAGGCGTCCGACACGTTGAAAATCCTCACGGGTTACACCCGTAAAGGACCGGTCGGAAGTGCGAAGTTCCTGCTCACACTCGATGTAATTCCTGAGGGCCTGGGCAACGCGCTCATCAGAGCACGGTACCTTGATCTTCGCGAAGGCAGACGAAATCTGTCGGATCGCAAAGATGGCTTCCCAGGAGGGATCATCGAGTAGCACACCAGTCTCGCGGTCGAACACAAGCTCAAGGAAACCTTGCAAGAATGCAGGGAGCCCTCCGACCCAACGGAAACCGTTGAAGTCGTCGTGAGCCACCTTTCCGCGGGAAAGGGCTTTTTCGAGCCCTTTCCCGAAGGAAGGTAGGGTTATCGTTAAAAACGATACCCCCTCGTGATCGATCCGAGCCGTGACTGTTTTGAAGTCACGACTGGTACTCGTGTGACACCTCTCCCCGAGTTCATCGAGGAGAACCTGCAAGAACGCGGTCAGGCTTTTCATCACCGCTCCTGATGGAGTTGGTGAGTCCTCATCCTGGCACGCAGGCGACTAACTGATCGAAATCAGTATCGACGTCGCCCTGTTCCCCCACTCTGCAGTCGCACGATGAGTGCAACTGCAGCCAGCTGAGCAGACAAGCCGACGAGACCCAAAAGGATCAAGTCGACCGGAATGCTCAGTTCTCACCACCAAGAAGCTTGGTGATGTTCGCACCAGAAGATGCGCTGAGGTAGGCAAGAAAGCCATCCACAGCCTGCTTCTGCTCCGCAATCGTATAACCCGTCTTAGGGGCATCGACGACCAGGTAGACAGACATCCCGTAAAGGATGTTAGTCGAGCTGATCAGCGGGTCAGGAGCAACCTTCTGGACGTCAAGGCGACTCTGCCGTCGGTTTCGCTTGCCATAGGCATGCGAGACGGAGAGCCGGACGTTGCCGTCATCCTTTGTAAAGGTGCCGGTGTTAACGCCCGATGCAGTTCGCGGAAGCGAATTTGCAATCGCGTTGATTGTGATGGTCTGGGGATCAGAGTATGCCATGGAAGCGTCCTCACGAGCTGAATTGACTATTCAGTTGTGTTGGAGGTTTCCTACTAGCGGATGCTAGCAGGAATGGTTGCGAGAATTACCAAGCAACCCGTGGAGCCTTGGTCATGCCAAGAGCTCCGAGGATGTGCCACTGATGGTCTGAGAAGCCCAAAGGTGACACAGAGAACCCGAAGGGTGAAGCCCTCCATCTTTCCTTCCTTTCGGATTGGAAAGTATTCTGGACGGCTACGTACCTGTAAGGATCACCGGGGTCATTTGTCCCGAACCTGACAGGCACGTGTACGGTCCTCACCACACTAGTGTGGCACATGAGGTAACCGTACTTCAACACAAGGTTGTCCGAGGAGAGTAGATCAGCGACCTTAATTGCGCCGCCGAAATCTACAAACCAATCGGCCATCCAAGACCATGGCGCTAGCTGGTAGAGCACACTAGGCGTGAGCCTAGTGCCGAGGAGCTTGTTTGCAAGCGCCTCGTACCTCGCACACTTACTGATGAGATCATCTCCCATCGGCAAGTAATACGAGTACGCTCCTGAGAACCACAGCTCTCTGGTGGTTTTATCCACCACTGTGATCTCTCCAGTTAGTGTCGCCTGTGCAGTCGTATAGCCAACGAGCAAATTGTTCAGACTGTCCCTAGGGACAGTTTGAACACTCGATGACTCTTCGACTGGGAAAGAGAACCGGCGTCGGACACTCTTCTGAGTGCCCGAATCCCTGCTGAGCTGGCTTACGGTTCGCGACGCGTTCCGTATTGATTTCGCCAGCTTGGTGAGATCCGATATCAAGGGCTTCCAACCAAACTCAACGTTCAAGAATTCACCACCCGCAGAGCGGGCGGGGTTCTTGAGGTCGCTGAGAGTTGTAACTCCTGGTATCTGAGGGATACCATCCCTCAAGATCTCTCCTAACATGGCAAGGAGGCCGGCTACCGGATTGGTGGGGGCAGTGGCTGAAATAGCCCGCTGCCCGTACCCCACGATGTCGTTGGATCCCAAGGGACCAACGGCAGCGAACGCCTTAGTAGGCGTCGTAGAGGCACCATTCTGGTAGATCAAGGGTCCAAGTCGACTAACTTTCGACTTGTACGTGTCACTATACATCGGATGGTTAGTGGAAATGAATTTCCACTTGACCGTCTGAAAGTCGTGACCCGTGTCATGGGGTCCCGCGAGATCGCGGAAGGATCCGAAGATCCTCGAGTCCTGTCTAATGGACTCGTCCTGTGACAATTCCCTTCCACTTCGGTAAGAAGTGGTTTCCTGGAGATCTGGCAGTCTTCCCTGAATGGGTGTAAGTTCTACACCCGCGTCACTAAAACGACGGACCGTGAACGGTTGAGACCGATCACGTTTATCAGTGAAGATGCCAGACATGGTCTTCCCTTCGAGTTTGAGCAGCTTGATCTGCTCTCCGCCCCTACACTGTGTAGGGCGGGGAAAGCATAGGTCTGGGGTAATGAATCCCAGGGCACACGATGTACCAGGGGGGGTCCTAAGGGGC